CATAGAGGCGTGATTGTGTAGTGTTTAACAATAACCACAATTAGGGTTTGTCCTAGTGTTCAACACTAAGAAGTGTGTAACACTACGAGTTCTCTACCAACACATTTGAAAGGCTTCAACATGGAAATAGATATCGAACTTTACGATCTTGAGTTAGAGATCAATACTTGGGTCGAATGGGAATATGACCCCGACTACTCTCCCAACGAGGGAGTCTACGATAAATTCATTTGGGTAGTCTACTTACAGGTAGGCAACACTCGCATTGACATTACAGACGAACTCTCTGCTAAGGAGTGCAAATCAATTGAAAAGAAGATTGAGGAGTCTATCGATGACAGCCTTTAATAAAGCCAAGTGGGAAGCCTACCAGCAACTTGATGACGATGACATCATGGATGCCATTCAAGGCTCTGTAGCTATCCCTCTTGCCATCAAATCAGGCGACTGGGAGTATGCCCAACAATTCATCAAAGACCGCATCGACAACAAGATGCAACGCAGGGCAGAGTTTGCCTTCTACAACCTCATTAAGACTTCCTCTATTGACGATGACGATGAACTGCGTATGCTGAGAACCCTATGGTTGAAAAACGAATACAAGGGGGACAAATGAGACTCAAACACACTATTGCTGCAATCCTTGAGGAGAACCAAGATGAACTTTTTTGCCCGTTTTGTACGAAGCCTAAAGGCGATGAAATTGACTGTTGCGACCAATCAGGAAATTGGTTCAGGCTACGCTACTTTGACTTTGATACCCAATTCTCTATCGCCCAACAAATTTTTAACTCACAGAAAGGTTTATCCGATAAAAAGACTGACTGATTGGAAATCAGAGTTTGTTTACACGAACTCAATGAATACAGATATTTTAAAAACATTTCAAAAATTTAAACAGGAGTGAAGATGAATCAGGAACAGGTGTTAATGTTGCTCAACAAGAACGTAAATGAACACACAGAAAAAAAGGCTAACCTAACCTATCTCTCATGGGCTTGGGCATGGGCTGAAGCACTAAAGGCAGACCCAACAGCCATCTACAAGGTAGAGATGTTTGGCGACAAGTGCTACATGGATGTAAACGGCACAGCAATGGTGTTTGTCACAGTCACTATGTTTGGCAAACCAATGACTTGCCAACTTCCAGTAATGGACTTCCGAAACAAAGCAATCCTCAACCCTGACGCATTTGCAGTCAACACTGCCATCATGCGTTGCATGACCAAGGCTTTGTCACTGCATGGCTTGGGACTGTACATCTATGCTGGTGAAGACTTGCCCGAGGGTGACTCATCCTCAAGCATTGATGTAGGAATGATGATCGACCACTTAGCGGCTATTGATGCTGCATCAACTTTAGAGGAATTAAAAGATGTATACGGCACTGCTTACTCTGCTTGCGCTGGTGATAAAAGTTGGCAAAAGAAAGTGATTGATGCCAAAGAAAAGCGTAAAGGAGCATTGAAATGAAAAAAGAATTAGAACCAGCATTTGCTCGACCACATAGTGAGGATAAAGATTTTATTCACTTTGCACAGGCTGGCATGACATTGCGGGACTACTTTGCGGCGCAAGCTATGCAATCGTTTATTGATCAAGAGCTTTTCTTTGACGATGTGGCGGAAAGCGCTTACAAAGTAGCAGACCAAATGTTGAAAGCGAGGGCAGCATGAGCGATATTGAACAAGGCACACCCGAGTGGTTTAAACAGCGTTGTGGCAAAGCTACTGCTTCTCGTATCTCTGACATTGTTGCCAAGACAAAGACAGGCTACAGCACCAGCAGAACTAACTACATGGCTCAACTGGTAGTCGAGCGCATGACAAACCAAGTGGCAGAGTCATACACCAATGCGGCTATGGAGTGGGGCATCGAAAATGAAGAGTTTGCTCGTGCCGCATACGAGGCTAAGACAGGCAATATGGTAGATCAGGTAGGTGCTATTGACCATCCAAGAATTACCATGTCTGCGGCCTCTCCTGATGGCTTGGTGAGTGATGATGGATGCCTAGAGATCAAGTGTCCCAACACTGCTACCCATATCGACACACTACTTGGTGATGAACCAGCAAAGAAATACTACGACCAAATGCAGTGGCAAATGGCGTGTACGAACAGAAGTTGGTGCGACTTTGTGAGTTTCGACCCACGAATGCCTGAACACCTTCAACTGTTCATCAAGAGAATCGAGCGCAATGAGATTTACATTGCAGAACTCGAAAAAGAGGTTATCCAGTTCCTTACAGAAGTGGATGACAAAGTTAAAAAACTCAATGAAATAAAGGTGTAAATATGCTAAATGAAGGTGTACATATGGTTTTAGATAGAAAATTAAGTGCTGGACAAAAGTTGACAAAACTAAAATTATTACTTGCAGAGGCAGAACTCAGAGCAAATGGTGATGGTTATGTCCAAGGCATGGAATCTGGCTTTGAAATGGGTCTTGATGGTGCTATTGCTGAAATTCTAAAAACAAGAGATCACTGGCAAAAACGATTAGAGCCAAGTAAAAACTCAGCAAAAAAAGGATTAGATGATGATTCTTTAGTGTATTTTGAGTTTACAAAAATGGTTCTTGAGATGTTGGTATGCAGATTTCAAGAAGCAAAAACTAATCGTGGTATTAACTTAGGAGAATGATATGGAACAGCGTGATAACAGTGGCGTACTTTTTAAGAACGATAAAAAAGAGACAGGCAACCAGCCAGACTACAAGGGAAACATTACAGTCAATGGTCAACCCTATTGGCTCTCAGCTTGGATAAAAGAGGGAAAAACAGGCAAATTCATGGGCTTAGCAGTAAGTCCTAAAGAAGAAGCTAACACTTCCTCACCAAAAAATAAACCTTCAATCCTAGACATGGACAGCGACTTGCCTTTCTAAATTATGGGGAGATTACGGACATCTTGTATATGTGTTGATTTACGACTCCCCCATAAGTGAATTGGGTTGTAAATCTTTCTAAACAGCCAACCACAGGGTGAATATACAGAAGTGGTGACAGCGGGAGAGACTGCATTTGTAAGTAAGCACACACTAACATAATAGGAGTTAATGATGAGTTCGTTAGATGACACACATTTTGGTGGCGGCGTAAAGAAGTTCTTTGACCTGCCAATATTCAACAGGGTTCGTAGTTCCGACCCAGTTACCAGCTATGAAGCTGCTGATGCTGCCAAAGACTTGGCCTCCAAGCACTTCAGCACCATTGTGGACTGTTTAAAGGCTCATGGTGCGCTTGGTAAGGATGGGATAGCTAGACATAGCGGGTTAGAGGGAAATCAGGTTGCAAGGCGTTTAAACGAGTTGCAGAAGATGAATCTAATCCAGTTGACAGGCAGAACAGTTAAGTCTTCAGCAGGGCGCAATGAGCGTGAGTGGAGGGCAGTCTAATGTGGGATGTACTGGTTACTTTTCTTCTAATGGCTTTTGGCGGTTTTGTGGTGATTGCATTTGGCATCATCCTCATTTGGGTACTTTACTTACTTCAGAACGAGGTTGACCATGAATGAAAAAGATGAGTCCTCCAACTTAATAGTACAGGTGGAGACTGGCAAATCTTTAAACCGCAAGCGTCAGATTCAAAGACTTGATGGTCATGTCTATCAAGATCGTAACCAAGTCATTGAAGAAGTAGCACAGCACGTTGAGAAGCTAACTGGCTTTGGCAAAGACACTATAGACAGTTTGACCATTTACATCAGGGAGATGAAGAAATGACAAAAGCACAAGAAATGTTTGAAGCATTGATGTTCGCTAGAGGCTATTCAGACTTTGAACAAGTTAAAGGTAGATACGTCAATCCAAACACACAAAGTCGTTGGAACTACTTTTTAATGGGATGGCAACTAAGGGGAACAATTTGACTTTTAGAGAATCAACAATCAAATATGTCAAAGACATCATGAGGGCAAGAACTATCCATGAAGTCATTGCCAAGGAACTACAAGAAGCACACCTACGCAAACTAGAAGCTGAGACTGCCGCAGAGTATGCAATTGCAGCTATACAGTACAACGAGGAGCGCATTGCCAGACTAGAGAATCGACTGTCAAAGCACACACGAGAGGGTGACTATGCTTGACCGACTCATCCTCGGTGCAGTGATGGGAATATCAGGATGGACTACTCTCTTTCCTGATACACCTAAACCTCTTACACCTTGGCAACTACAGGTAAAAGCAAAAGAAAAGTCTGTAAGTGAAGTGTGTCAGAAGCGAAAGAAACAAAGTAAGACAGTACAGCAATTATGTAAAAAATGGGGTAAAGATGATTAAGAACGCATTTAACTGGCAGGGTGAACCTAGTATTTGGCTAAAAGATAAGAAACTAAAGCAAATAGCTAATGGTCACATCTTGGGTAAAAATGCAAGAGAACGTATTGCCTTGACAGAAAAGAAAGAATTTACAATCTATTCAAGGGCTAAACTTAGCAAATGATTCGTAAGATAAAAACCTTTTACGGCAGACAAAAAGGTCAACATGGAAACAAGAAAACTACAGTAGACATGGGCGTAGCATGGCTATGTGAGAAGTGTGGGGAGGTGATCTTGTATGAACACCTGACCCACAAACACTTCTGCAAGAGGCTAATTAAGCCTGTAGTCCATTCAGATACTGAGTCTTCCCTGCCACCTTAACAGCAGTCAATTCCTGCTTCTTCAGATTATTAGGGTCATACGAGACATGAACCCAACCAGAATCAGGAATACCCTGTGTGTAGAACTCTAAGATCAACTGGGTGTAGTCCAAGTTATCCATAATCCATTGGGCTAAATCAGCATTGGCAATGCCAACTATCTCTATATCTGCCGCCATCCCCTTGCAATGGTCTGAGGTCTTCGATCCATTCACAGCAGCATTACTTTCAGGACTACGATAGGCAGAGTTCACAGTAACTGATTTACCAAAATGTTCACGCACTGGTTGAAGCACCTTTTCGCAAAGAGTTTTCAAGTTCTCCAATGCCTCATCATCAGGCGTATTGTCCAGACCCAACCTAGTGGCTGTGTCAGACTTGGTTAGTTCTTTAAGGGTAAAGTTGGCAGATAAGTTCATTTTGTTCCTTTCAAGGTTTGGTAGGCGGCGTTATAGGCATCGATACAGGCGTTGAGTTGTCTTGTGTTGGCATCTCCTTGGTCTGTGATGGCGACAAGAGATTTAGCAGTCTCTGTGTCAAGTTCGGTTGTTGCTTGAACGCTATCTCCGCTGGCAACGGGGGTATCTGTGGCGGTATGTACGGGGCAGACGGGGGCTTTGACAGGAAGCCGCAACCGCAAAGCACCAGAGTCAATGTCAGCATTACGCTTTTGTTGAGCAAGTTTTGCATCTTGATTTGCCTTTTGAAGTTTAGTAGATTGGGTCTGAATAGCAGTGATAAGGGCTTGTTCCTTCACCCTAGCTTCAGCATTTAGGGCAGCAATCTCAAGTTGTTGACGAGTAAGTTCATCATCTGACCCCTTGAGATAACCACCGCCAAACGACCCAACTACCGCCATCAGGATGCCTAAAAGCACCCAAGGATTAAACAAACTCATGGCTTTGGGGGTTCATCAGTATCAGTAGCTTCTGCCTTGGCTGTAGCTGTAGCTATCGCCTTAACACCAGACCTACCAGCAACACCACCCAACACACCAGTAATGAACACCATGATGGTGCTAATCTGCTGTGTGTAAACCTTGTCTATTGGAGCCATTCCAGCCATTGGCTGAGTGACGTAAGTTAAAGCATAGAGAAACATGGCTACAGAGCCAAGAAGAATCAATATCAGGCAAATAATCACAAAAGCCCACACCCTAGCTTCAATTTCTTCAGCAGTCATGCGGTTATTAGGTTTGTATCCAACTGTAGCCATCATTTCTTCTCCTGTTCGGGTTTAACTAACATTTCGGGACAAGTACCTGTAGCGGTACAAACTGGGGGTTTGCAATCAGGCTCACTCCAATTCTTTGGGTCTTGGCACTTGTAGCGGAAGCGGTCTTCGCACCCTGTCAAACACAATATGGTCACTAATAGAATTAGGCTCTTTG